GACCTAATAACACCATCAACTAAATAACTAGGAGCCTTCGTCTTGCGCTTTTCACTCATGGAAGAAGCGTTTGTGCGGCACTGATAGGATCGATACCTGCTTGTTGAGCCGCGCCTGCCGCTTCTGCTAGATTCTGAGCATTAGCCTGTTGCTGCTCTTCATCTGTTAGCAGCTCACTATCAATTTCATACCAATAAGCCAGCTTTTCTATGAATTTCTGCGGACTAAGCATGTTTTGAACCGCAGCAGGCCCGAATAACTGCCCTACCATCTGAGCATAATTAACATGTTGCGAGATATCTTCGTTCCTTTGCGCCCTGACCAAGGGTGATACAGCCTGTAGCTCAATATCCTGTCCGTTTAAGGTCGGTAATTCGATCCGCCCCTGGTCCCTGAGCAAATAAACAGCACGTTTATAGACTGGGAAAACCATTTCTTTCTGCAAACGCCCATACGCACTACCAACCTGACGAGATAATCCGGCCATACGCTCCGCAACCTCGGTCGCAGATATCGGTGTGCCTTCACGCCGCCCCAAAGATTCATTATATAGAGCTCGATTGATATTATGCCTCTGATCTTTCAGCACTATATCGCCAACATTGAAATCCCCGCCGGGAGTAAGCGGTTGCAAGCCAGTACTATCAACACCGCGAGGAATAACTGTACCAGGGACTAACCGGATGTTGTCACTATTGATTACACTATCATCATCGCTCTGCCAGATGCCCGCGATAGACATCTCCGCATTCTCAAGTATCAATTGAATGACAAGATTGCATGTTTTGATCGCACTCATGGCATTAAATGCTGGGCCTCTCCCATAAATCTCCCCGCTTCCCTTACTCCAGCGAAATGAAATCCAAGGATTAGACCCAATACCTACAAACTCGTCCTCAAATATATAGGCATTATCAGCTCTATCGATAACCTTATACAGGTAGACCTCTTCTTCCGGCCTACTCCAATCTCGTGATACAGTCTCAAGGACTTCAACCTTGCTGTCATCCATGGGGTGCATGCCCGCTGACATCTTCCCCATTTTCTCATCCATGTTCCGCGTCACCCTACCCGAAGGCCAGATGATCTTTATCATATTAGGCTCAACCTTGCGCAGACGCATCTGTGCGTCGACATTCCCAAACGGTCCTTCCTCAAGATAAACTTCATGCGTGGGAACGCTCTGATATCTCAACGGCTGAGTAGCACTGCCTTCCCAACAGGTCAGATTCCCAGTGCCAAGAGACAAATCGAGAAAGCTTTCAAAAGCTTCAGCCTGGAAATTAGAAGATTGTAGATACTGGAAAACTTCAGCATTCGCTTCATCAAGCTGCCCCTGTAACCGGGATATTTCGGCGGGCTCTCTACCGCGTAATACACCAGGGGTAGGGGTAAGACGCACCCACCGCATATTATCCGGCACCATCCCCGAAAGCATCCGGCTCGCGAATTCCTGAACCCCAACCACAGCCGTCTCATCAAAGATGAGATCATCACGCCGTGTACCAGGGGAAAACTCACGCAAGCCATCACGCGCTGGCATCGTGTAGTCAAAGATTTCCTGCCAAACACTTTCCCATGTAGCACGTCTATGCTTAGCGCGCTCGAACCTATGAAGATCATCCGATACAGACATCAGGCAACACCTAAGTTATCCTTAAATTTATCATCATCATCTGGGAAGCCAGCCTGCCCCCTCGCAAACAAGGAACGACTACCACGAAGACGCCTCTGAATCGCAGCCTGTTCTTCCTCAGCCCGTTTCGTAAGGCGAATATCTTCGTCAATCTGCTTTTGCTTATTCTCTTCCCGAATCCTAGCAACCTCAGGGTCTGGGGCTGGCGCTGGCGCTCTACTTCTACTACCGAATCCCATATCTCATTCTCCTTCCTGTGCGTATATGATATCGCCACCATAACGCTTCAAAGCACAAAACAACTGGTATGGAGTTAAAATAAAACCGCGCAACCCCAAGAGTTGTTTTACCCATGATACACAGTAAATAGGAGCCGTACCATGGTTAGCCGCAGGAGGCAAATCCTCACAGTCTATTACTACACATGTACCCTTAGTGCGAAGCAAATAAAAGATTGCATCAATTTGATCCCCAACCAAGGGCTCAATATGAAGCCGATATGCCGTCCACTCCAAGAACCACCAACAATCACGCTCAGGCATGTAGTAAAAACAAAAACAATGACGGAATCCCGGTCGCGTTAGCCAATACCAAGGGCGTGGAACCTTGCCATCAATGAAACCTACAAACCACCTTGACGGAGGCTCGACCATCCTGACCTCTTCTTCGATCCCCGCATATCCCAAACAGAAAAGTCCCGCTTCATAATACGAGATGCCTTCAAGGGGGACACACCTAATACAGCCTTCCCCTCTCCACCACCTAAGGCTAGATACTGGAGCGCATCATGCACATGACTGAACTTATTCTTGGATGGTTTGTCCTCATAACGTGCCTCACCGCTAACAGCTAACCTGCGGTACTGGTAACCACTCCTAAATCCCTGCCTTAACGTCTTGCAACTTGGATCAATCAAAAGGCCCGGCAACCCGTCCACCATACGGTTTAACATCCCCTCAACAGCCTCAATCCGCACGACCGGATCATTGGTATGGGTCGGTAATGCGCTGATACCTAAGGATTTTAGTATTCTGAAAGGCGTCCGCTCGTCAGTCTGCGCCCTCTGGTCACCAGCCGGGTCACCATAAAAATGAATGTTAGCAATATTAGGGAACCTCTTGCTTATCTCTGCACGCAAAAGCTCACCAAAGCGCTGCGTACCCATGTCCATCGTTACGAGCTCGCCAAGAATAGCCCATCTACCACTAGATAAGTGCTGACCAAATACCGCAGCAGGGGTAAGGCCGAAATCTATACCAACATACAAAGGTAAAGACTCCACAGCGTCCAGCGGAGAGGGGCTAACATGAACATCATCGTTGAATGTCGGGTAAACCCGGCGCCCTGTCTCTATGCTGCCAAGCCGGTTGATTATATATACGTCTATCCAGGACTTGGTCTTACCTTGAACTATCTTTTCATAGTACGAAGGTGTCAAATTCTTAACATTCTCAGCTACCGGATTCACCTTATACCCAACAACATCCTTCCCGCTGCTTCCCATGATCTCAAGCATACCAGGGGGCTGGTGATAGAAGGCCCAGTCAACTGGACGACGCAACATAAGCTGCTCTTCATGCGGGATGTTCTCTGGAATCGGGGTCATCCCCGCCATGATAGGCCACCAATGGTCCTCTTCCGGCGCATTCGTGTCCATAATCATCCCATACCAAGAAGGACCGCCATCCTTCATGCTGGGAAACCTGCCAAGACGCATCGTCGCAGCATCTATAACAGCCTTCGGAATCTCACGAGCCTCGTTCACCCATATCCCGGTAAACTCAAGAGACAATAACTTGTCAACATCGTCTGGCCTATCAAGCGCAAGAAACAAAACCTCGCAATCAATGTCGCCAATCTTGATGTTATGCGTATACGGAACCGTCCAGTTGAACTTCCCAAATACATGCTCTGGGAACCAATCAAGCCACGTCTTGATAGACGTAGTTTTCAACATCGGATTGGTGTTTCGAATTACTCCCCAGCGGGTCTTCCGCCTTCCATCCGGTCCTCTATCTTGTTGAGCCGCCCGACGAAATATCTCAGAACAACACGCACTCGACGTACCACTCCCAACAGGACCCATGATGCCCCTAACGAATGTATCATCGCGCATAAACTCCAATAATATCTTGCCGTCAGGCTTGTAGGTGAACTCCATCCCTACCGTATCCGAGCCTCTTCCCAAGTCCTCTTGTTCTCAATCGCAAGACGTAAACGCTTCTCCATAACGCCAGGACCCCAAGATTCAATCTGGCGGTCAGCCTGCTCATCCGTGAGCTCACGCCCCCGAACACCACACATCTTAATATGAACAGCCTTCGCTACACGACGAAGAAGCATATGATCCTTGAAAGAAAGGCCCTCAACGAAACCAGAAGGGCGACTGCTCTCTAAAATAAACTCAGTCACTTCTTCCCCGGCTTCTTCTTATACGGACTGCGCTTGCCTTGCTTTAAGATTGGCATAAGATTCACTCCTTGGCCTTGTTACCACCAAATCAAACGCAAAAGGACCAGTGCGCCTCTGCGCCATAAAATATTCCCCACGATCTACAGCCTTGCGAAGCTCAGATAACGGGAACTTAGTATCACGGTAAGGGCATTCCAGCGTAAGAACCCATCCAAAAAGAGGGTCCTTCCTCTCACTCTCCCGCTTAGTGTAGTTCAATGCCTTCAAAGCATAATGCTTGTGCGCAACCTTAACCCAACGTGTCGGCTCACTTAACCTCATCCCTTCTTCCCCCTTCGCTTGGGCTTCATAC